GTGGGCCCCAATACATTATTTGTGGGGTTCAGTAGCACCTGGTATCCCTGGCAATTAACTAACGGGGACTATGCTATTAATGAGCCTAGTAAACCACACAATAAGTATACTGGCCCTGTAATAGATGACAGTATACAAGTTAATTTTGCTAAACATGCTATTGTACAATATACTGAATATATAAGAAAAGCTAACAATAACACTAAAATCATATTGGGCGGTAGTAAAGTCTATATGTATTTTCTACCATTAATTGATAATTTCTTTATTGGATATAGTGATACTATGATTATAGACTATGCAAATAGTTTAAGCGGTCGTGGGCAGAAACGTTTATTCAGTAAGATAGTTGATTATGATAGCAAAGCACGTGACAGTAACTGGGACTTCCGTGACGCTGTTATAGAATATCCAGAAGAAAGTTTTATATTACCCACGGAGACATTGTTATTAGAAGTTGGCCGTGGCTGTAGATTCCGTTGTAGTTTCTGTAGCTACCCGTTGATCGGGGAAAAGAATACCGACTTATATCTAAAGCATGAAGAAGTATTATATAACGAATTATACAATAATTACATTAAACACGGGGTAACCAAGTATGTTATTGTAGACGATACATTTAATGACAGTACAGAGAAACTAGAACGTGTATTAAGTGTAGTAAAACGATTGCCATTCAAGCCCAAATTTTGGTGCTATTGCCGTATTGATTTAATAGCTACACATAATGAACATATACAGTTATTAAAAGATATTGGTATACGTGAAGTATACTTTGGAATAGAAACATTTAATGTTAAAGCAGGACGCACTATAGGGAAGGGTATGAATCCCGATAGAATAAAACGTACACTGGAACAATGTCATAGTGTGTGGGGCCGACAAGTTAATATAATGACGGGACTAATCTGTGGATTACCCAATGATAATGTAAGTGACTTTGAGAATAGTTGCAGATACTTTGACAATACTAATGGCCCGGTTGGACATGTAAATGTTACCCCATTACGTATATTCAAATATAAGAACGATTATTGGAACAAATATAAGTTTAAAGCAGAGTTTGAAAGTAATGCAGAACAGTATGGGTATACTTGGCCTGACGAGAATATACCTTGGTATTGGATAAAGAATGATGGTACTGACGTTACTGATTATTATATAGCAAATGAACTAGCAGTTAAATGGCAGAATATATTAGATAAACACTATACATTTCTACGCTGTTTCTTTTATACCAGTTGCTTATTAGATAATAGATTTGATTATGATATATTAATGGAATTAAGTAGTACAGATGAGTTTAATAATCATATTGGAAATACTGACATACGTGAGAGTATGAGAACACAGATAGAAGAATATTACTTTAAACCGTTATTCAGTTTTATAACCAGTAAACGTCATCAGATACTTGGGGATTAATCCCACGTTAGTTCCCGCATGCCAGCTATGAATATGTTCATACTGATATATACTTCCTTGCAATTCATTATAGTAACAGTCATCTTCCGTGACAAAGACATGACCCGGAGCAGGCTTACTTAAGAACATAAAATATCGTACTAATTTTCCTAATTTTAATTGTTCTTGTTCCCATGGATTAATGTCCCAATGCCATGGAGTACACTTGCCCGGGTATATCTCACTAACCCAACACATTAGTGGATTAGCTCCTACGAATTTTGCAAATTGCTCTGCATAGTCATAGGAGAAGTGTTCACCAGCTTGATAGTGACGATACTCTACCACATGTTCGTCATACCCGGCCAGTTCTAATGCCGTTGTTTGTCTGACGTATTCCTGGTAGAAAGGATTATCAGGTGGCAGTATCATATGCCCATGTTGAGTATCTACATCAACACTAGCGATATCGGAAATCAATTGTTCACAATCAAATATAATACTAATATTACCTATGTATTTCTTCATACTATTCCAAACTCCTTAGGTAATATCTTTAACATTTCACTGTACATACTTCTCTCTAAATTAAAACTAACTCCGTTACTTAATAATTTAAAATCATTAATTAATCCTTGCTTATTTGCATGATTTAATGGGCCACTCAATGTATTATCAAACAAGTATCTAGCATCGTCTTTGTCTATGTTTGTTACTAACGTTACTGGTACTGGATCCTGTAAAACGTTCTTATTCAATAGTTTTCGAATTACTAACTGATAACGTATCTTGTTCCCTAGATTACACGCACTATGTCTAGATCCAGCGTTCATTGTACACCATAACCCGTCACATTGTAAACTATGCATTGTTTCATCGTTTAAGTTAATTAGATAGCACTTTTCTCCGCTTAAGTTTAAATGGTATCTATCGTCTATATCAGCATGACTTATATAGCATTCGCCCCCATTTAACTTGATAATTCTAGCTTCACCCTTGTCCGACATATCTAAACTATTATATAATTCACCCCAAGCTGTGTCTACATATTCGTTACTCAATGTCCAAGGATCATAAAAGAAATCTCCTGTGGGTTCATTGATAGTAAAGCGAAATGTGTCTACGGGTATATTGTTTAATGCCCGTAGTATTAATTGATTGTTGATGGTAAATGTGGTAGGTGTAAGCATAGAAATATTTAGTGCTAGGCTAATGTAATTAAATATTAAGATGATCCCAAACGAATTTATAGAACAATATAGACATCATACACAGATATTGCATCCTATTCCGGAACATCTCACTACAGTAGAACAAGCACGGTATATAGCTAATAGTAAATTTGGCTATATAGAACTATTAAAGAGTTTTGACGTTGATACATGGGTAGCTGAAGCCAAACAAGCAGAATCTTATTATGTGCATCACCGTGAGGGGGATAATCATGTTGGTTGGGACAGTTGCTGTATACACGGTTTGGGTACAGATAAGACGGGTGTTTGGCAGCATTATAGTGACACTGAGCCACAATATAATTGGACAGAATTAGCAGAATTAACACCCACAATTAAACAATTCTGGGAGTCAATGCCCTTTGAAAAACTATTACGTGTTAGATTTATGAGAGTGGCCCCAAATGGTTATGTTTATCCGCATAATGATAGTCCACCGAATGTTGATTTAAGTAATATAGATTTGTTAAATCATATTGTTCCCATTAATATAGCTATTACTCACCCTGAGTATTGCGTAATGGCATTGAAAGACTATGGTATTGTTCCCTGGACTCCGGGTGATGTTAAATTGGTCAATATAACCAATGACCATTGCATTGTGAATAATTCAGTGTATAATAGAATACATATGATTGGCCATGGTATTATTGGTAATAAATTAGATGAATTTAGTGAAATGTTAGTAAAGAGTTATGAGCATACAAAAATTCCCAAGCACCCTCAATGATAAAAAAATAGCATACTGTATGGTAGATGATACCCATACATATAATCCAATGGCACGGGAGTATATTAAGAACATTGCGGATTATACTATCACTAACTTATACAGTAAGGGATATGATACTTTTGTAGGATTATCCGAAAATGAACTATTAAAACAATGTGCGAATGACTATGAATATTGTGTAGTGTTCAGTCCTGGCACAGAGTTTATTAATGGTGATAATTTCTTTATTGAATTAGAAAAAAGTTTAGATAAAGACTTCTTTATTATGGGGCATATATTAGACCGTAATGAAGCATACTATGAACTGCATCATCAGTGCTATGTAATCAATTTAAAATACTATAAACAACACAATTGTCCGGATATTGGAAAACAAATACTAGGAAGTAAACATCGACAAATAAAGCCACACCGTAGCCATGACAATATACATGATGATTATACACCAGTTTGGGTGTCGGGTGGGGAAGATGAAACAGATTATAGTCACAAGATGCATGGACACAATATACTAAGTATAGCATTAGATAATGATATCCCTGTATTAGTATTCGATGAACCATTCAGACAGAATAAAAAACATTATTATCCAGAGAATATAGATGTGTTTCTGGATCAGATTAATTATATATACCAAAAACATAACTACTGTTTAACTACGTTTGTGCATACAGAGAATACAGACTGGCCTAATAGTAAATTAACTGATATTGAACAAGTGTTTACCCCTGCTAGCGGCACATGGTATACAGATATCATCAGTAAAACTAGACCCGTACATGTTGTTATGTATGATTACAATATTAAGGCATTAGAATACTGGAAGAACAAAGCACCCGTAATAGCTAATGTCTCATATGATTTTGTTCATTTAGACTTATTAAATGAAATAGTTGATTTACATCAATATTTTGATTACTCAAATAAAAAGACCGTGTTTAATCTAAGCAATATCTTTGCTTATGAGGGAACAGTATCACTATATCCGTTACGATATAGATTGCATAGAGAGAACTATTGGATTAACAATATTAATAAGTGTTTCCCTGATAGTTATATAACGTTTAGTAGCAGAGCCTGTACAGGGTTTATTGATTGTCCATTGTACGGACAATTAAGTCCAATTGATATTAGTCAATTAAATACTCCTAGTTGGCATATGTATGGAGATTGGGTATGAGAACCGCATTAAGTTATTCTAAGAATTATCTACAGATATTCAAGCCACAACCGTTAATTGACAGTTATTTAGAACTGTTAACTAATAATGTATTGAGTGGTCAGTTTAAATCCGAGTATGTCGAATATAGTGATTTTATAATACAATGTAGTAATTGGATAGATAGTACTACAGTGAATACATTAACTGGACTAGACAGTTATACCCGTAAAGATATTATAATAGGTTGTACTCAGTATATAGACAATCTTTATATGCAGGGCCCAGTACAAACTATTACTAATGATTATAGATATCATAATCGTCTAGGGTTATCTACTGTTACTGACGTTGGTAATTTAATACCCAACGTTCCGTTAATAATAGCAATGCCCTTCCCCAGCACCGGGGATATACATGTAAGTATGAAGGAAATACTAGATGAATGTGTTAAAAAAGATATTCCAGTACATATTGACGGTGCATGGATTAGTTGTTGCCGCAATATTGTTTTTGATTTTAGTCATCCTAGTATCAAGTCCGTTGGGATCAGTCTTAGTAAAGGTCTTGGTCTAGGATGGAATCGTGTTGGTATTAGATATACAAAAGAGCCTGTACAGGATAGTATTAGTATAATGAACGATTTCAGTATGAACAATCGTGCATTAATAACCATTGCAAAATACTTTATGGATAATACCCAACCGGATTATCTATGGTGGAGGCACAATATTAACTATAGTAAAGTATGCAAGGATTTTAATTTAACTGAAACCAACTGTATATATCTAGCATTAGATGATAATCAACCTGTTGGTATCAGCCCCTTATTAAGGTATTTAGAAAGAACATGAATAATTTTATAGTAGACAATTTAGAGATTCCATTTAATAACGAATGGAGTAATATTGCAGTTAGTATAAGCGGTGGCGCAGATAGTGCGTTATTAGCCTATCTATTATGTAAGCATATAACTGATAATAAATTGCCAATTGATATAGCTTTTATCAGTCATGTTAGAATGTGGAAGACTAGACCCTGGCAACGATATAATAGCTTGGATGTATATAGTTACTTCCTCCGCACGTTTAAAAACATACACTTTGAACGATATGAAAACTTTATTGCTCCTGATATTGAATGGGGCAATATAGGCCCTACATTCACAGATGAATATGGAAAGCCCAGTTCAGGGGATATTGCAGAGATTCGTAGCTATAGTGAATATATCTGTTATTATGAGAATGTAGACGCTTATTATAATGGTGTCAGTCATAATCCTAGAGGTATTGATTTAGGTGGAATGGAAAAGCGTAATGTAGAACCCACAGAAGAAAATCAATATCTACGATTAACTACACATATGAATAAAACCGTAGTGCATCCATTTAGATTTATTGAGAAAGACTGGATCATCAGACAATACAATTCATTGCAATTAAATGAATTATTAAACAATACACGTAGTTGTGAGGGTGAATTTCCTGATATAAATTATACTACATATACACCGGGTCAATATGTACCTATATGTAATGAATGTTTCTGGTGTAAAGAAAGGTCGTGGGCAATTGAACAATCAAAGTAACACATTCTGTATGCATCCGTTTACCGGATTAGCTACACGTGAAGATGGGGCAATATTAGTATGTTGTCGCAGTCATCCTATAGGGGATATTACAAAGAATACACTAGAAGAAATATGGAATAATGACAATATGAAACGTATTCGTCATCAAGTTTGTAATAGTATACGTCCTAAAGAATGCGAACCCTGTTTTGTATTAGAAGACCAGGGTGTTGAAAGTTTAAGACAACGACATATTACGGGTGCAATACCTGAATCACGTGCTATATTATATCCACACGCATTAGATAGCTTACGAGAAGACTACACCATGCCATTTGAAATCCCCACAATGGAAATCAAATTGAATAACTTGTGTAATCTAAAATGCCGTATGTGTCATCCTATGGACAGCACAAGCTGGAACGATTGGCAAGAAGTAGAAGAATTCTATATTAAAGAAAACAACTATATGGTTCAAGCTATTAAAGATTTGAATTTGTTGCAGAAACCCTACTTAGATAAGTTTGAAGACAATCCTAATTGGTGGGATAGTTTTGCTAAGATTATACCATATTTCCGTCGTGCAGAATTTGCAGGTGGCGAGCCACTTATGGATCCACAACATTATCGCATATTAGACATGCTAAGTGAGTATGGACATAATATTGAGATTAAGTACGCAACCAATTTAACTACACTAGGCAAGGGTCGCAGAAACATATATGATTACTGGCCTAAGTTTAAAAGTGTAGCAGTAAACGTAAGTATAGACGGATTTGAAAATAGCCATGACTATATTCGCGGTAACGGTGATTGGAGAGAATTAATATCAAATATTAAAGAGGTACAAAAGATACCTAATCTAAATCGTATTGTTGGTGCAGTTGCTGTGCAAGTATCTAATGTACTTGTATTAGATAAAATGATTGAATATTTCCTAAATGATTTGGGTATTGTATTTTATACTAATATGGTTAAGTATCCTAATGTATTAAGCATACAAGTATTGCCACAAGAGTTAAAAGATTTAGCTATTAGAAGATTAGAGATAGTTAGATTGCGTGTACCCACTTATAAGTATGTTATAGAACATCCTATACTATTAAATCTAACACTAAAACAAATTGAAGGTATTATTAATTTCATTAAGTCAAATGATACATCACATTTATGGAATGATTGTATTGAATTTAATCATAGATTAGATAAATCACGCAAACAATTAAGTTTTGAAGAAATAACCCCAGAGTTTAAACCGTATGTATAAAGTAAACAGCCGCTGGAATCATCAGGACAGTATTAAGATTGAATGGAACTTAGGCAAACGCTGTAACTATGATTGCAGTTATTGCCCAAGCGAAATACACGATAACACTAGCCCACATACCGATATCAATATACTAAAAAGCACTGTAGATAAACTCTGTGAGTTACCCAAACCAGTACGACTAAGTTTTACCGGTGGCGAACCTTGCGTACATCCTCAAATAGAAGAATTGTTATCATATGTAAAAGAAAAAGGTATTAAGTGGCTAAGTGTTACTACTAATGGAACTAGAAAAGGTAGTTGGTATAAGCAAATGCCCGTCAATCAATATGTAATCAGCTTGCATTTTACTGAGGGTGATTGGCGTAACGTATTAGATACTGTGCATGATATTATATGGGATAATGAAGAAACTCCTAACATTGTAGTCAATGTAATGGCTCATCATAAAATGATGAACGAATGTAAAGAAGCAGTAGAGTACTTGGAAACATTTAGTGTTCCGTATGTTATTAGACGCATACGTTGGACAGAGGGTGAGCAAGATTTGTTTGACGATATGAAGTACGACCAGAATGATTTAGACTGGATACTGAGTAAGACCGCTACTGTAAAACCCAATACATTTATACATCACCGTGATGTATATAATCCATTAACTGTTATACATGCAAATGATGTAATCAAATTGCACTTAAACAAGTATAAGGGTTGGAAGTGCAATATTGGATTAGAAAGTCTAATGATTAATTGGGACGGTGATGTACATGGTGCTACATGTAGAGTGGGCGGTAGCTTGGGTAATATCTATAATGATACGTTTATTGTGCCCACAGAACCCGCAATATGCACACGTAACAATTGCACATGTGCGGCTGATATCCCTATTACTAAAATAAATGACTCAGTTCCGGAAATACAGACTTAGCATCTGTCTTTCTGATACCATCTAAGTTATTCACGTATTCTTTTAAGTCCGGCAATAGATTACTGTGGTCTTCTGATGTTACAAAATTTAAGATACCCTGCCAACGTTTCCATCCATATGGGTTTACATGCCAGAAATTGTCGTCTTGTGTGTAGTTGTTCCATAGCCATTCTTTAAAGTTTTCAAAGTCTTTTACTAACTGTTCTTTATCTTCTTTAGGCAATAGTCTTGCACTTAAGAATGTAGGGATGTATAGTAAATGTAAACTAATGATTCCACCGCCGGCTTGATAGTCATCAATAGTAAACTTGTTAATACGTTTGTATCCTTTGCTTAGTTTCCATTTAGCAAAGTCTATGATATGTTTGATATTGAATATCTGTACTGCACATGCAACATTGCAATGTATGTTATCGGGTGCGGTGTCTAACAAGTCTAATGACTTCTCAATGTCAGTCCAATCAGTTGGGAAACGTATATATGCATTACGTGAATCACATGCATCAATACTAAAAGCAAAACGCACACGTTTAAACTGACTCCATACATTGATTATATCTTCATTAACGAATATACCATTACTGTTGTAACGTAGACTAATCTTGTGTGCATACCCGCGCTTGATAATTTCATCTAAGAACCTACGATGTTCTTTAATCATTAGCGGTTCGCCACCAGCAAAGTATAGTTGAGTAATATTAGGAATCTGTTCAAATACTTCTTCCCAAAACTCCGGGCGCTCATACCAATAGTTGTTAAAGTCCTTGCTGTCCCATTCTATCTGACTGAATACTACATTGCTTTTAGTAACTTTGATTATCTTTTTGTAGTCGCTTACCCACCCACTGCTATCATGCGGACTACACATAACACATTTAAGATTACAAGTATGTCCTAATCGTAAATCAAAGTAACGAATCACTTCGGGCACATGTCCATCTTCCGTTGTATCTTTAATCAATTGGTCAAAGTCTAATCCATCTTTGTTCCACTCATACATTTCCCATAACCGTTTACTGACTACCCCGTTGCTTTCTTCTTCAAAGCATTTAGTACAACTTGCGGGTATCTTACCCTCTAACATAGTTGTGCGGACACTTCGCATGTATTCGTTGTTGAATGCGCTTAGTACAGTTTCTTTGCCAAAGTTAGCTGGCACACCATTTTCTTTTTTGACCAAGCCAACTGTATGGTCACCGGTGTGAGCGCCACTTGCATTAGTCACACAGCATAACCGTGCATCACCGTTTGGTCTTGTAGCAACATGTAGCCAGGGCAATGCACAGAATGTAGGACTACCTGTTAGTTTTTCAATTTGTCTTTGTCCTGCACCCATACGTGTTTCTTCGGGTTGAAACCAGAAATATTTACTCATTGATTTTCTCTTTTTCTCTAAATTGGTCTTTGGGTTTAGCAATATCTATTGTGCCACATGTTCTAGCACATGTGATTAGTTTAGTATCGTTCCAATACTTGTGCCACACTGTTTGATATTCAGTCGAATCTACAATATCTTTTACACTACGATTAAGTGCATTCATGTTATCAATACCGCCTAAGTCTTTCATTAAGTCGTGGTACTGTGATAGTATCTTTCTACGTACATCACCTGCATAGTCGCCCGGCATGATATATGTATATGGTAAACTACTTAGCCAACAACATGGCATTAGTGTCTTGTAAGCATCAATATATATTTCTTTATTTTCTTGCACAAAGCAATTGATGGTAGCTTGTTGTGCTACTTGTTCTGCATTGTCTATCATTTTCTTATCAATGAACTTTAGTGTATTATCAGTGCTAGGCTTTAAGTGATGTGTTACGTTACCGTCTTTATCTAATACGGGGTATGTTGGATCCATTATGAATCTGCTACTATTCTTAACTGTAAACTGTTCAAAACCTATTCCAATTGCTATTTTTCTAGCCTCTTCTACTTGATGTTCATTGTGTTTAAACTTAATGAATGTCCAATCTGCTCTGCCACCAGCACCGATAAATGCTGTTGCGTTTTCTAGTATCTTGTTGTAATCTGTGCCTATTCTGTATAGACTATGAGTATCGGCTAATCCGTCTAATGCAAATATAACTAAATGATCTTTGGGCAGACTCTTAGCTAATTGTTTCCACCAACTTGGGTTGCGTAAACTTCCGTTAGTATGTATAGCGATACGAGTATCTGGTGCGACAGTTTTACTATATTCGCACATGTCGATTAGATTGTTATTAAGTAACGGGTCACCAAAGTTTCCGCAATGATAATAACTTTCTATTTGATGTAATACTTCTTCGGTCATGATGTTTTTGAAATCATCCAATGACCAATTTTGTATTTTCAATAGTGGATTCTCAAGCCCGCCGTGTACATTTCTACTGCACATTGGGCAACCGGCTTGACAGTTATTGGTAATTTCCAAATGGATTTGTTTTAATTCGTTGAACTTGAACATTGTTAAATATTTATATCATGCAATACATAGCTAATTATAATCATTGGGTTCGTCAAGAATGGGTAGACGAGATATTAAACAGTAAGGGTTGGGGTAGACCTGCTGAGGGTAAGAAACCTGATAGTGTAGAGGAAGAACGTGAATATCAACGTGCCCGTGATGCGGGATATAAAGACAGCGATATCTATTTTTATATGTTTGACAAGACCAATGTAAGTTTTACCTTAGAGTTTCCTTTTATTACGGGAGAGTATCATTGGTGGATTACCAAGATGATGCCCGGAAACTTTATGCCCATGCATATTGACCCGCATACCGAATACCAAGCTAACAGTCAGCGTTATTGGATGCCATGGCAAGATTGGCAACCCGGACATATTTTTATGTATGAGGATACAGTAACTACTAACTATGCTAAGGGTGATTTATATTGCTATACAAATAGCAATGGATTACACGGGGCCGCAAATATCGGATACACACCGCGTATCGTCTTGCAGATTAGTACTTACGACCGATAATCATATGCCGGGTATATAGTTGAAGTTTTAAGCTACCACTATATAATTTGTTTATATGTGATTGCTTTTCAAACTCTTGTAATGTTGTGCATGTTCTAATATGTTCAGGTATCTTATAGTCATTGCTCTGTAACACAATTAAACTATCTTTTGGAACATTATTCAACCATGACTCATATTGTTCTTGTGTAATATGTTCGCAACTGGTATTGATAACAACATTTCCGTGAATGGGTACTTTGCACATGTCCCCGGTGATTGCTCTGAATCTCCCATCTTGTTCTTCTATCTTATTCATCATAGTAGCAACATGTTCACACAATGGATCAATATCTACGCTACGGATATGTCTATAACTAGAACCTATATCTGATTGAAACATAAGACTTGCTAGTGCCCCTACCCAACCACCATGAATATCAACTGACACAACATTATCAATATACGGCGTTAAATTTCCAATCAACCATTCTTTGCTTTTAAGTTGTCCACTCCAAAATGCATCTAGTGTACGCATTGGGTTGTTGCTTCCTCTAATAGCACACATCCAAAAGTGTAAATGTTCTGTATCTATTTTCATACTTTTACTTTAGGTATCTTACTATCTGCACTGCTAACACAGCTTGGTGTAGTACAGATTGTGGGCTTATCAAAAATAGTAAACCCTTCACTCAATGTTCCTAGTCTTTTATCATGGCAACTATAACTACGTTTCACTTCATCCTCACGTATTACAATACCCTGATAGCCACTATTACACATCCATCCTTCAAATTTGTTAAACCCAAATGCATTGAAACGTTCGGCTTGATCTAAATGCCAAACTTTGTGTTCATCATCTATAAGTTTTACTTGTAGCAATTCTTCTTCACGTACATGTTGTGGGAAACCTGTACGCATTAATTGTATCATATCTTCACTATATCCGTCAACAACTTTACTAGCAGTTGGATCACTTTGTGGCTTTAGTGTTACATTGATTCCCCGCTCATGGAATCGCTTACACCGAGTATATAAGTCCATAAATTGTTCCGGTACCATAACTTGATTAACAGTTACAAACACATTGTTTTCATTTAAGAATAATATCTTATTACCAAATTCTTTTTCATTTGCAAACTCATGGTGAAAACTAGCAGTGATACTACGGCGTCTGCTTAACTCAGTAGCCTTAAGCCATCGTTCCCACCATTGAATACCGGGACTTAAGTTAGTAGTCATGTGGATACTGTCGTATAATACCTTTTCTGCCATCACTAGGAAGTGTTTATATGCTGTAGGTTCTCCACCACTGAAACTCCAATGAAACTTTGTGTAGCCATTATTACTAGCTTGTTGTCTAATATCGTCCATTGACCTAGTATAGATTTCTAGTTCTTGATGATCGGGTATTTGTGTGTTAGCATATGGCCAACAGTAACTACATTTGTAGTTACAGAATCTTCCTAGTATCCAACTGATAGAGAATAAATTTTCATCAAGCATTGTTGCTTGACCAAATTTAACTATGCGCTGCCAGGGTATGTTGTTGAAATTCGTCATACTTATTTTTTAACCATTCGTAATTGTTTATATTGTGTAGGTCTTTTTGCGCTAGACCATACTCCCTACCAGCCAATGCACCAGCATAACATTGATACCCATAAATAGCATCTTCATTCAGTGTACACCAAACACTCAATCTATGTTGTGTTTCTGTACTATTTTGATTTTTAATAACCTCACTAGCCAACTTGCAACATTCTCTAAATGCTGTTCTATATGTGCTATATGCATCAGTGTTAAATTGATGTATGTTACTTAATACCATAACAGGTTCATAGTATTCGCTAATGCTTGTGGTCATGTCTACGTTGTCAGTTCTCATACGTAGCACACTAGTTCTGGGTAACAGTTTAATTCCACCATGCCCATACACTAATCCGTTGATAGGGTTCTTAGCACGAAACACACGTACTTTAGGTTGTTCGTAGAATGGGATATCATATACAAAATCAAAATCATCCACTAACACAGCATCACCATCTATTGCCCAAAAGTAATCAGTCTGACACATTTTTGCGGCTTCTATGTGTGCCCTATGTATTCCTTTATAGCCTGCTAGTAGTTTTGTTCTTGGAAACTTTTCTTTGATTTTACTGAAGTTTTCCTCTGCACCTGGTTCATTGTTATGTATGAATACTATATCGTATAGTGTGTTTGTTTCGGGGCTACGTTTGACACATACGATTCTGTTTCTGTACTCAGTACTATAGTAATCTACTGGTATGTCTTGTATTCTATAGTCAATGGTATTAAGTAGTTTACCCAATCTATTACATTCGTTTTCATTAATGGTAAGACTATTGAATAAGTTATTTAAGTAGTCAAAGTCATTGACCTTTTCAATACTAAAATTCTTTTTAATCTTCATTAGGTAGCAAGCATACCTAGCCCCATAGACACAATAGATGCCGTTTTCAATGTCTTGACCCACATGCATCCATCTCCATAGTCTATCATGGTTGCGCCAATCTAACTTGAGCATACTATATTTCTCTTCCCCATCATTGAGAAGTAGTTTGATTCCTTCACGGAATCCAGCACGAAATGCTTGTTGGCTGCTACCGTTGATAGCTATATTGCTACCCACTGTATTGATTTGTAGGTATTTTGTAAAATCAAAGTCTACCTTTACATCAACATTGGTAGTATGTTCGTGGGTTTGCATTGATTGTAGTAGAGATACTGGCCAGACTTTTATGCCCCCGTTACCGTAAACATTCCCATTGACTATATTGTATGCACTAAAACTCAATACTGTATCATAAATGTCTTCCTTTGATACATCATACGTCTTTTGGTAAAAATAGTCCTTTACAATATTGTCCCCATCGACTATAATAACGTTTGTTGCGAAATCTTTAACTAAGTTAGCAACGGCTTTGTGGGCACTATCACTACCCTTGACTCCATGAATGCGTAATGCATTTGGATTAAGAGTCAATAGGTGTTGATAGTTTGATTCACAATTAGGTTCGTCATAACTTAGGAACACAGTAGGATAATCGATAGGATTAAAAATCATACTGTATTTAAAGATTTACTACTTTCGTTTTAAATAAATTGGGTAAACTAAAGGTTGACGTTAAGTCAATTTTGATGTATACTTCACACATGAATTGAAAAACACATCTTATTTGATGTATTTTGAAACCAGGACTAAATAAAAGACTATGATGAATAAAACTTGTAACTCGCTGAAACATATGGGACTATGGTCAATAGACTCCTTAGCCTTTGTACCAGCATATCCTACAAGTATTCGCGGCACAGAGAATCAAAGAGAGGCCCGGGGAACGGAATAACAAGTTAGCATCATAACAAATTATTTTAACCCCTGGGAAACTGAAAAGTCTCAGGGGTTTTTGCTTTTGTAGCAGAAAAACAACAAGGAGTTTGACAGAAATTGAAAAAGAATGTAGAATTGGGTTCTTCTGATAAAGTGAATTGGTTAAAGAATCATTCAATGACAGAGGAACAAAAGAAAAAATTAATTGAGGACAAACTAAAACGTGTTCTCAATCATGTAAAGTTAGTGCAGAGAGCAGACAAACTGCTTAAAAGCTAACTAAGTGTTAAAATGTAGAAACGAGGTCTACACTACGCACTATAAACAGTAGTAAACGGGCGGACAGTATACATGAAATTCATGGCGACAACGTGAAAAGTAAGACTACTGGGTAGGGTATCAACCCTATCATAGCGTGGATGTTGAAAGATACATCACGCTATTCTAAAACACATTTCCGACAGCTGGCGGAGGTGACAATGTCCATTCGGGTGAATGTGTTTTAGAATAGCATAGTGCGAGGAAAACATCAGACCCTGTGAAGGTCGAAAGTACGCACGTGACTATTAAAAATATGTTGGGGGTTAGTGTAGCGGTAACACCACAGACTTTGACTCTGTTATCACTGGTTCGAACCCAGTACCCTCTGCCAAATTTATATCCTGCTAGTTTATCGGTTAAGAACAGTGGCCTTTCAAGTCGCAGAGACGGGTTCGATTCCCGTGCAGGATGCCAGTTTAGGATAGCAACAGCAAACAAATCCAATTTCACTTTTAATGAAAAAAAGATGCTATCCTGTTTTATATGCGACCGTAACTCAGTTGGATAGAGTACTAGGCTACGAACTTAGGAGTCGGGAGTTCGAATCTCTCCGGTCGCACCAATATGCTGATGTAACACAGTGGTAGTGTACTTCCTTGGTAAGGAAGAGGTCGTGAGTTCAAATCTCGCCATCAGCACCATTATAGAAACATACTCTAACTTTATTGTGACACGTGGGTTCATCCATGTAGTATGTTTCTATAATGGTTGAGTAGCATAGTGGCTAATGCAATACCTTCATACGGTATCTATCGTCGGTTCGAGTCCGACCTCAACTACCAAATAATTTGGCCAATTAGCTCAGTGGTAGAGCACCGTCTTGATAAGGCGGGGGTCGATGGATCGTTCCCATCATTGGCTACCAAATTTCGGGATAGACGATATGATTGAGTCCCTTGTAATCTAGCACATGGCGGCATGTGTGACACACCAGTAGATTATAAAGGTCGATAAACTCTTGTATACGAGACAAACTAATTCAAGTGTACACCGAATTAGTTCCCGAAAACTTATTCATGGGCTGTTAGTGATAATGGGAGCACGGGGGCTTTGCACGTCCTAGGTAAGAGTTCGATTCTCTTACGGTCCACCAAACAATGGAAGATAATGCAGGTGGGATGGTCCGCCGACTAGCCTTGAAAACTAGGTTCTCTTAACAGGGATGGGGTTCGACTCCTCTGTCTTCCGCCAAACAAAGGAATCAAAATGTTAAAACAATTTAATATCGATGAACAATATATATGTGATGTAACTGTTAGAACTGAATTTGATTTAGTAAAAGATAGAAACAATCCTACATACGATGACCTCATCAAAGTCCTTAAGGGACGGGATAAGATGACTAGCACAAGCAACAAAGACCACGATGAGTTTACCGAACTACGTGAAGAATTGGGTAGATTAGGTTACATCAAAATTGAACGTGGATGGTGGAACGGTGATAGAGTCACAAAATCATTTAAATTGAACGAATGGTCTTTTCGTAAAAATCATAAGTTTCCTTGCGCGGCAGCACTAAGCAATAGTATTCATTGTGCTAGGAAATTTGGATGGAAGAACATTTCATCGTATTAAGAATTATCTGGGTATATTGTCAACTTGGTAGACGGCCGGGCTTGGAACTCGGAGGCTGGAGGTTCAAATCCTCCTACCCAGACCACTTTTAGGATGCGTTCAGCAACTTTAAAAATTCAACTTTTAATTGAAAAATAAGCATCCTGTTCTTTTCTATGGAGTCACTAGTGTAGAGGTTCGCACCCTAGTCTGTGAAACTGGTAGTACGGGATCGTTCCCCGTGTGACTCCCCAAATATTTTAATATCAGTCTATAAAATCAAGCCATGGTCTACAATGTGCTATTGACATAGCAAACCACATTAAAGCCATTTCATATGATTGGGTACCGCACACAGGCAGATTGAAGTAAAACAGATTAACAAACCCCATAATCACAAACAATGGAGTGGGGAAGAGAATGATAAATCTTTTTATATTAGACATTACATATTTATACAACTTTAGCTGATGTGGTCATAGCAGTGGGCTGAAAACTCATGGAAACTGGTTCGATTCCAGTAGGTTGTACCAAACCAATACCCTTATAGACAAATTGGTAAAGTCACTCTCCTCAAAAGGGAGCATCTTAAAAGATATCTGAGTTCGAATCTCAGTGGGGGTACCAGTGTTGACAGTAATTCAATTATCTGTTATAGTATATACATGGGTCATTAACTCAGTGGAAGAGTTCTGGTCTTCGAAACCAGCAGTCAGAGGTTCGAATCCTCTATGACCCTCCAAACTAGTTAAATAGTTATAGTGACAATAGCAACAAAGGAGTAGAAAATGGCTGTTCTAGCACTAGATATCTCAGGAGTTCCCCGACAGTGGATCTCATACGATGACGCAATTACCTACCATGCAAAGAATGCAATTGCATGGGCATTAGGGGAAGTTGTAGCTAAGTATCGTGGTGGTCTTCAAAACGACGGTGAAATGAGTTACCTAGAAACTACTAGCATTATTGCTATTAAAGGTCATGGTTTCAATCCACACAAGCATGCCAATGTTGCACTAAGCAACCGTACACTATTCGGTCGTGACCGTTATGTGTGTGCATACTGCGGTGGGCATTTCCCCAATTATAACAATCTAAGTCGTGACCACATTCTGCCTAAGAGCCGAGGTGGTGAAAACACTTGGATGAACGTGGTTACTGCATGTAAGGACTGTAACGCAAAGAAGGGTCACAAACTGTTAAAAGAATGTGGTCTAGAATTGTTGTACATCCCGTATGCACCAAATCACTATGAAAACATGATTCTACAACAACGCAACATACTTGCGGATCAAATGGATTACTTGCTTGCAGGTGTTCCAAAGCATAGTAGAATCTTATTGTCGTAAAAATATCACAGGGACTCTTGACAGAAAAGTTTCCCTGTGATATAATTCATGTAAATAGAATGAAAGCCCGATTGGCTCAGAGGTAGAGCAACCGCCTTGTAAGCGGTAGGTCGTCTGTTCGATTCAGACATTGGGCACCAAATTTATTCCCCAGTAGCACAGCGGTAGTTGCAGTTGACTGTTAATCAACGTGTCGGTGGTTCGATCCCATCCTGGGGAGCCAATTTTTCAATGGAGAAAGTATGTTAGTAAGTGAAAACGCAGGTTATAAATTGTATTGTGAAGTTCGTAAACTTGACATTCATCCACAGGACAATCATGTCCGAATTTATACAACATATGACTGGGCTAAGAATCCAGATGCAGAACAAAACAAACTAGAGTTGTTCCTTAATGATAAGGAACTAGAAACACTCAGACAATCACTAACAGCCTAATATATCTGGCGTTCGTTCAACGGATAGGACATCTTTCTTCTAAAGAGATAATAGTGGTTCGATTCCACTACGCCGGACCAATTACTTAATAAATAATTGCCAATCTTCCGTACTGTAATGATAGTTTTCTAGTATATCTAGCATTTTGATAAAAACTATCATTGTTCTTTTGTGACCGGCAAGTTCAGTTTGTGTATGTGTAATTTTTCTTTCTACAATTGCTTGTAGAAAGTTTTCACCTTCTGTTTTTAATTTGATTTTTTTACTAATGATGGTTAATTTCCGTACAGTGTTTTCACATTCGTTGATAGCAGTTGTGGCATTGCGTTGAGCATCATATATATCAACTTTCATCTTTAGTATTAAATCATCAAGTTCTGGGTTTATTTGTTGGGTATGGTGAGATACCATGTTAGCAAGCCTACCAAAAACTTCGTTATCAACACCGGCTTCTTCATAATGTTCGCCGGTTGAATCATAGTGTGAACGTTTTACCGGATCACTTAGTATTTCGTATGCTAATTTGATTCGTTTGAATTTATCTTCGGATCCTCCCTTATCAGGGTGGTGTGTTTGTGCTAGTGTCCTGTATTTTTGCTTGATTTCATCAGGGGTGCAAGTTCTTGGCAATTCAAGTTCTTCGTATAAGGTAGTATCCATAACATATTTATCGTGTTGTATTTTTGCAACAACATCGGTTTACAATAAATCGATTTGGTGCTATACTATGTCTAATGAGTTGAGAGATTGATTCATAGGTGAGTTGAAGAAATGATAGCGTTGTAAAAATACAACACAAACAATTTGACAATAAAGCCGATTAGATGTATAATACATTTAATGAGTTGAGAAATCAACAGGTTGTTTCAAAAAGCGAGACACGCTAGCAATAGCAAAAAGTCAAGCAGGAAACATTAAATGAGCCGGTCTCAGCCAACTGTTCTTTAAAAAGTTAATTGTCATATAGTCCCTGTTAAGTTCAGGGTACTATATGAAAACGCATTAGGTTACTAAGCCAGTAGGTAACTTAGGAGAGACTATATCAGTGGCCGCACTGACTCTCGCTAAGTTTACACGAAACCTTGAGATAATATCAGGAGGACGCTGGAACAACTTAGCCTGTAATGTGGTTAGAATCTTATCGGTAGACGGTACCGTGAGAAACCAGATGAAGTTCTGGAACGGTTCTAAACATCCTAATGCATTTTCATATAGTAAATTTGTGCAGGTTGGACAATCTTCCGGAGATTGTTATTTGGGTCTGTAGATAGAAATTTCGATACCTATCGTGACTAAGATACGCACAATGTTTTTATGCACGATTCGTCTATCGGTTAGGACACATGCCTTTCACGTATGTAAGAGGGGTTCGATTCCCCTATCGTGTACCAAGTTTTTAAGGGCATATCGCCTGAGCACTTCTCCCAGCAATGGGACACTAGGCTCTGCAACCTTGTCCTTACTCTTTTTTGGTCTCAAAGTGTTCATGGACGCATACATGCCTGTCACGCATGAGGAGCGGGATCGTTACCCGCTGGGACCGCCAACATTAGGAAGGTTGGATGAGTGGCTTAAATCAGCAGTTTGCTAAACTGCGGGGTGCCGTAAGGTGCCCCGAGGGTTCGAATCCCTCACCTTCCACCAGAGCATTTGATGCCTAGATGGCAGAGTGGTCCAATGCAACGGATTGCAAATCCGTAAAACCGTCAGTTCAAATCTGACTCTAGGTTCCAAATTTTAAAGGAGAATATTGTGGCACATAAGCAACAAGGTATTCTAACACGTAGTCCTCAATGGTGGAAACACCTTAGAGATTGGAAGCGAGTGTTCTGGAAATCAGAACGACAAGCACAAAAGAGAAATGTTAATAAAGGAGAATGACATGAAACGAGGTAAACTCTAGTGTCACTCTAAACTTCCGTATGGTTTAGGGTTGGCACGTAAAATCAATTAATACGTACAACCCTTCGAGGTGTTATGGTAGCATACTCGGCTCTTACCCGATGAGGCGTCAGTTCGACTCTGACTGAAGGGACCATATGGAGGTATAACTTAACGGTAAAGTAGTAGGCTTTTAACCTATTAATCAGAGTTCGATTCTCTGTGCCTCTACCATATAAAAACACATTACTTGCCCGACCGTAAAAGTCGTGGTAAACTACAAGAGAAGTGGGTTCGAATCCCGGGGACTGGTAGTGTGTTCCTATATGGTAGAAAAATTTTGGAGATGTAGGAAAATTGGTAACCCCAGTGGACTGTAAATCCGCCGCCCGAAAGGCACTACTGGTTCGACTCCAGTCGTCTCCACCAATAATATGCAACATAGGATGTAACGGGGTGTGGTTGCCTCAACCTTGAATGCTCAGGGTTTTCTTGCGTGGGTTCGAATCCCGCATGTTGCGCCAAGTTTTGTAAGTGTTAGCAAGTGAAGTCACGCTATTCAGTATTCTTCGAAGGTACTGTATAGTAGAAGGTTGCGGGTTCGATGCCCGACTGGTCGCTTGAGTGGGACCGGTATACATGACGGCGTATCAGCTGGATGAATCCCAAGTAACGTACCGAGTCCTAGCCCGGGCTTTATGCAAATAGGTGAATGGTGTCAATAACGATGGTGACACAACTTACAAATTCAATATGTCTCGGTAGTGTAACGGCAGCATGTCGGTCTCCAAAACCGTTGGTGGGGGTTCAAATCCCTCCCGGGACGCCAATCATTTAAAAGTATTGAATTCAGGACCGGCAAGAATAAATGGTTTTTCTTGAGGTATAAACATTGGATCAGCTACAAAAAATTTCTTTGCTAATAATTCATCTAGTACGAATTCAGCAGGTAAGCAATGACTACTGACATCTTTATAAGGTTCAGTACCAGCTATGGTAAATAGCATTAAAAAATCATTTTTACTATCTGAGTGCATGATAGTATTTATATACCCCTGTAGTTTAATGGTAAAACGGCGGATTTATATCCCGTAAGCAACAGATAATTGGTTCATGGGAGTTCGAATCTCCCCGGGGGTACCAGAATATTTGACAAGTATCAACAGATGCTATATAATAGAAATATGTTGCGCTTGTAGCTTAACGGTTAAAGCAGTGGACTCATAATCCATTGAGTGGGGGTTCGATTCCCTCCGAGCGCACCAAAAGTTTTGCGGGGTTCGTATAGTGGTAATACCTTAGCCTTCCAAGCTAATGCTGAGAGTTCGATTCTCTTACCCCGCTCCAGAGTTTTTGCGAGTATGACGGAATAGGTAGACGTAGCAGACTTAAAATCTGCCGCTTTCGGGCGTCCCGGTTCGACTCCGGGTACTCGCACCAAGAATGTTTGCCCCGGTGGTGTAATGGTAGCCACGCTGGTCTTAGAAGCCAGTGCCGAAAGGCGTGTCGGTTCGAGTCCGACCTGGGGCACCAATCTTTTCTTTAGTGATAAATACATTACTATGAGCATGAAAGTAAAAGTCTTTATTAACGACACCCTATACAAAACAATGACTCTCCCTACCGAGAGTTATAATCCAGCTTTTGTCTGGCCACAGATACAGGCTGACAAAGAAGCAGGACTACTTACACAGTTTGGAATTACTCCTAACTTTGGTCCCGAAGATGGCAAGTTTGCTGTCCGCATAGAAAAAGTACCTAAATAATCGCTTGATTAGTTCAGAGGTAGAACGCTACCTCGACACGGTAGAGGTCAAAAGTTCAAATCTTTTATCAAGCACCAACAAACAACAAATAAATATATAGCGGTGTATGGAAGTGGTCATCCGCTTGGTCTCATAAGCCAAGAATCGCTGGTTCGAATCCAGCCTCCGCAACCAATCATTTAAATGCTAGAATATATTATAACCTTTTTTGCTGTATTTTTTACGGATATCTTTTATACTTACTATTTGAAAGCTATACAAGATGACCAAGTAATGAAAGCCAGCATGTGGGCAACAGTTGTATTCGTGACTGCTTGCATAGCAGTTATCAATTATACTACTAACTATTGGTTACTTATTCCAGCAGGACTAGGTGCATTTTGTGGCACTTATGTTGGGATGATTTTACGTAAGAGGAATATCGGAGTGTAGCGCAGTCTGGTAGCGCACCTGGTTTGGGACCAGGGGGTCCAAGGTTCGAATCCTTGTACTCCGACCAAGAATATTAAAAGGAAACACATGCAAGTTAAAGCAAGACACATTTTAGTTCAAACATTGAACGAGGCAGTAGAAGTACATAATAAACTTCAAGAAGGACAAGACTTTTCGCAATTAGCGGCAAAGGTCAGCAAGTGTCCAAGTGGTCGCAATGGTGGAGACTTAGGCTTCTTCCAACGTGGTCAAATGGTTCAGGCATTTGAAGATGCTACTTACAACTTAGATGTTGGTGGAACTAGTAGTCCTATTCAAACTCAATTTGGATATCATATCATTCAGAGGACTGGATAATATATGGCAAAAGATACCGGTAGAAATACAAAAGGGCATGTTGTTAGTAAACGTACATGTCAAGGTGGTAATAGAGCAAAAACTAGTTCTATGAATAAAACACGTGCTAACACTTTTAAGAAGTACAGAGGTCAAGGTAGATAAAAGAATAATGCATCCTTAACTCAGATGGTAGAGTGTCGCCTTTACACGGCGAATGTCGGCGGTTCGAGCCCGTCAGGATGTACCAGAGATAATGCGGGTATGATGTAAAGGTAACCTGAAACCTTGCCAAGGTTTATTTGCGAGTTCGATTCTCGCTACCCGCTCCAAACATTAAATAAAATTATGGCTCATCAACAACAATTTAATTATATAACTAGTCTCAAGTTACAGTTCCCTACAAGTTTTTTTAATTGTAAAATGCTTGAAGTTGGAAGTTTAAACATCAATGGCTCAATAAGAGATTATTTTACTCATTGTGATTACTTGGGAATTGACGTAGGAGAAGGACCGGGTGTTGATTTAGTATGTGAGGGTCAAAATCTTGACCATCCAGACAATACGTATGACACTGTAGGCTCATGTGAATGTTTTGAACACAATCCATATTGGATCGAAACATTTCAAAATATGTTCAGAATGGCAAAACCGGGCGCACTTGTTTTTATGAGTTGTGCTACTACCGGTAGACCAGAACATGGAACAACAAGAACATCTCCTAAAGATAGTCCATTGACTATCGGTAAAGGTTGGGATTATTATAAAAATTTAACTGAACAAGATTTTCGTGATAATTTTGACTGTGATGCAATGTTTAGTAAATATGAATTCCAGGTAGGATCACCTCATCCGGATTTGTATTTTTATGGCTTTAAAAAATAAGGAAAAATATGCCACGTATAAGTAGTGAAAAAGCAGTTCAGGCTGTAGGTAATCGTTATGACTTGGTTCTTATTGCAAGTCAACGTGTCCGAGAATTAAAAAGTGGCCATCGTGCTAAAGTTAGTATCACTGCAGGACCAAGTGTAACTGCATTGACCGAAATTGAAGAAGGTCTTATCGGTCGTGAGTATCTTAAGCGAGTTAAAGAAGATACTAAAAATCGAGAAAAAAGATTTAAATGAATAATTGGGGGTGTAGCTCATTTGGGAGAGCGCCTGCTTTGCAAGCAGGATGTAGCAAGTTCGATCCTTGTCACCTCCACCAATAAGGAAGTGTGTCCGAGTGGTTTAAGGAACTGGTCTTGAAAACCAGCGAATGCTAACGTGTTCCGTGAGTTCGAATCTCACCACTTCCACCAGAGAGTTTGCCCAAAACAAATTGACGGTAAACACAAAATCATATATAATACACGTATTGAATGATTAAATTTTAGGATCGGTACAGCAATTTTCATTAACTATGGAAAACTAGACACCGTGGTAGTTGTTGGAGCAGAGTGCATAAAACCACCGAGCGTTGAAGGGAACTATTTAAGCAGGACTAGTAAGCACAGAGTGATGGCCTGTGTAAAATAAAAGCAGTCAACAACGATCCTGCTTTCATTCATTATGGGATGTGTTCAGCATTTAAAAAAACTTAACTTACCGCTATTGAAGTTGGTCGAAGGACAGTAGAAATACTCTTAGGAAACTAAGCGATGATGAAATAGTTGACAGAACGGAAAGACGTACTATGTTTCTAGTAGCAGACACAATTACTAGATAGGCAACATGAATGTTGATATGGTCTGAGTAGCATAATCGGTCAGACCAGAAAATAAAAAAACTGCTACGAACATCCCGCTAACCCAAAACAGATTTACATTATATCCAAACAGTGATATAATACTTTTTTAGGATGCATTCAGCAACTTTAAATTTCAACTATAAATGAAACCAAAGCGCATCCTGTTGCATAACACACACGGAAGGAGTACAATATGTCAACATTTGTAGAAGCAGTAGCTAACCAAGAAGCCCGTACCACAAATGGTATGAAGGCACTTAAGTCAACCGCAAATGCTTGCGTTGATTTGTTCTTTAATATCGGCGCAAGCCGTGGTAAGAACATCATACCCGCATTCACTGCGGCTTATGTAGAAAATTCTGACCTAGCATTACGTATTGTCCAATGGGCACGTGATGCACGTGGTGGATCCGGCGAACGTGAATTGTTCCGTCAAGTACTAGTTCACTTGGAATTAACTAACCCAGAAGATGCTAGCCGTCTATTGGTTAAGATTCCTGAATTAGGTCGCTACGATGACTTGTTAGTGTTTAAGACCAAGCCTCTAAAGGCACAAGCATACTCTATGATAGGTGATGCATTACGTAACCGTAATGGATTGGCTGCAAAGTGGACTCCACGTAAGGGTGATGTTGCACGTGAAATACGTGAATTCTTTGGCATGACTCCAAAGCAATATCGTAAGAGCCTTGTTGCACTAACCAATGTTGTTGAAACACAAATGTGTGCTAACGATTGGGACAACATCAACTACAACCATGTTCCTTCAGTGGCACATGCACGTTACAAGAAGGCATTCGGTCGTCATGGTACAACTTATGCTGAATACGTAACTAAGTTGGTTAAGGGCGAAGATGGTGCCAAGATAAACGCTGGTGCAGTGTTCCCCTACGATGTACTGAAGGGTGCTATCAACAAGTACGGTCGTAGTGCAATGACTAAGACTGAATTGGACGCAATGCAAGCCCAATGGGATGCACTGCCAAACTTTATCGGTGATGCTAACGTGTTGCCAATGGTTGATAGTTCAGGTTCTATGACTTGTCTTGCTGGTGGTCGTGGTAGTAAGAGTACTTTGTCTTGTTTGGACGTTGCAATCTCATTGGGATTGTATTTTGCAGACAAGAATACTGGTAAGTTCAAGGATACATTCTTGACCTTCAGCCGCACTCCAAAGCTGGTTACTCTAAAGGGTAACATCAATCAAAAGATTGACCAAATGAACACTGGTGAAGTCGCTAACACCGACTTGAACAAGGCATTTGATTTGGTACTTAAGACTGCGGTAGATAACAGTGTTCCTCAAGCAGAAATGCCAGGTACAATCGTTATCTTCAGTGACATGCAATTTGATGCAGGTGTTCATCACGATGACTCTGCAATCGAAATGATAGCACGTAAGTACGAGGCAGCAGGTTACGAACTACCTAAGGTAGTATTCTGGAACTTGAATGCCGCATACGGTAACAGTCCAGTTAAGTTTAACAAGGCAGGTGTTGCGCTAGTCTCAGGATTTAGCCCAGCAGTTGCACAAAGTATTCTGTCTGGTAATATGGATGACTTCTCACCGGAAGCAATCATGTTGAAGACCGTTATGAAGGATCGCTACGACCTAGCTTAAGCTAAATAGTAGTAGACAGACACCTAGTGTCTGTTTTTATAAGTGTTCTATATCACACCCAGCCGATAAGACTGGCTCTGTAAGTGAAAAAGATATTAGAATACTTTTAAAAACACCCTAGCAAAACACCGCATATTATTTGAGTTTACACACTCCTCGTTCTTTAATATTAATACTTTTTAGCGCATCTAGGGTGTTTTTTATGCGCTTGACAATAATCCCCAAATAGTCTATAATACTCTAATGAAGGAGAAAAATATGCCTTGGATTCAAAACGTAGCACTTAGCGATATTAAAAAAGGGTTTCATATTGAACCCGGTCCTAATAATTTGTTAATTCAAATTGTTGACACTGGCATGGAGTTTCCAGAACCAAAATACAAATTCAATAGTGTTCATCAATTTCAATTCCTAGACTTAGAAGAAAAGGATACATGCATCGAACCAGAAATGAAAATCAGTGATGACCAGGCAAAGAGTTTGGTTATACTACTAAAGCAAGCATTGCTTAACCGTAGTAACGTGATTGTTCATTGTGTTGCTGGGGTGTGTCGTAGTGGCGCAGTTTGTGAAGTTGGTGTGATAATGGGTTTCGATGACACAGAAGTTTTTCGTAGTCCTAACTTGCTAGTTAAGCACAAGATGATGAAAGTGTTGGGTTTAACTTATGATGAGAACGAAGCCCACACTATCAATGGTATAACGTTGGATAGTGGGTTAATTGTACCTAAAAACTATTAAGGTGATATTTGATGAATAAGTTGAGTGAAGATGGTAAAGTTGCTGTATTGTATAGTCCAGGCTTTGGTGCTGGGTGGTATAGCTGGAATCGTCAATATCCTGAACTAGTTTTTGATCCAGCAATCGTCAATCTAGTGATAGCAAAAAAATTTGAAGAACTTGAAACTTTTATGATATTGAAATATCCTGATGTATATTTAGGTGGTATGAAAGACTTAGAAGTTGAATGGGTTAAAGTAGATAGAATGTTTAGAATCGCAGAATATGACGGTAATGAATCAATAGAATATAAAGATGAAGATGAAATGTGGATGATAGCTTAATGACATATATTGTAGAATGCAATGAAATCGAAAAAGAGTTTGCCACACTTGATTTGGCAATGGACTATGCTAAGACATTAGATGCGTTTGTTGTAATCAAGGGTAGTGGATTTGAAGTCGCAGGTAAGTTTGGGGTAGACAGTGTAGAAAACGGTAAGACCCCGGATGGTATTGCATATACATGGAACAAAGAAAGCCGCATCGGTCGAGTGAAAAAGGAACGAGTATGAAATTCAGAATGTTGGAACAGCATTTTGATATGCTTGCAGGATCAGAATGGTTTGATTTAGGTCCTACAATGCCGCAACCTGGCACAGACGAATCACGTGTAGTAACTGCTATCAAAGGAGATACTACTGAAGGTTGTTTCAGAGTTGTTCCCTTAGATAAATTAGAATTAGTTAAAGAATAAGGAGATTAGTATGCCGAGTGTATTTTTAGTTAGTGATACTCACTTTGGTCATACGGGTGTATGTAAATTCACACGGAATGACGGAGTGACCAAATTGCGCCCGTGGACTGATCCAGATGAAATGGATGAAGAAATGGTCAAGCGTTGGAACGAAACCGTTCGTCCAAATGATAAGGTATATCACTTGGGTGATGTTGTTATCAACCGCAAAGCATTAAAGACATTACATCGTTTGAACGGTGACAAGGTGTTGATTCGTGGTAACCACGATATATTCCGTGACACTGAATACAATGAATATTTCCGTGAATTGCGAGCCTATCATGTTATGAACGGTATGATATTGAGTCATATCCCAGTACATGAAGAAAGTTTGGGACGTTTTGGTGTCAACATTCATGGTCACTTGCACGCCAATCGTGTTAAAAAGCCCCGTGGATATGACGTAAAGACTAGTACTATGTTGTACAGTGATGAAATCGATACTAGATATCATTGCGTATGTGTAGAACAAACAGACTTTCGTCCTATCTTGTTTGAAGATGTTATAAAACGCATCGTAGCCGAAGGTGGGATAGTAGGATTCAAATCAGGAAATGGTCCTACAATGTAAATAGACCCTTCGGGGTCTATTTTTTTGGCTAAATACTATATGAACTATATTGAATATATTGAAAATGTTTGGTTGTATTTGTTTTTATTAATCATGTCCGGCGCCACAGGGTTTGCTTTGGGTCTTTTTATAGGATTTTTTGTGTTATAAAAGTAGCCTAATATAGTGTTATTTTAACGTGTTTGTGTTAGAATAAATATTCTATGCGTAATATATTTGTAACATTATTATTATTGCCACTACTAGCGTTTGCAGGAACACATACAGTAGTGTACAACGTAACAGATGACAGAGTTGTTCAAGGCTCTTTATACTGTAAGGAAGTTAGTATAGCTAGTATTAGTAAACTAATGACAATATACACGGTTTTGCAAGCAGACCAAAACCTCAACGAAAAATTAGCTGTAACTGGAAATAAAATTAACCATACCAAATTGAATAAAGGTATGGTTTTGACCAGACGTGAGTTAATTGATATGTCACTGATTAGCAGTGACAACTTAGCCGCAATGACATTAGCAGAACACTATCCCGGAGGAATGACACAGTTTGTTAAGGATATGAATCATCACTCTAAAGAATTGGGTATGAAAAATACTGGTTTTGTGGAACCAACTGGATTAAGTCCTATGAACTACAGTACAGTAGGAGATGTTGTGCAATTAACAAGGGCAGTAAGTGCATTTGCTATTGTTCAGGAAGCGGCACAGACACATAGAATAATAACTAATCCAGAAACAGTTAACAAAGGGTATAAAGGTAAATCCAAGAAAAAATCTGTTAAAGAACCAGTTAAAAAGAAATCCACTAAGTCCACTAAATTGGTAAACAATCCAACTAGTAACTATTTTGGATATGAGGGTATCATAACCATCAAAACTGGATTTACTAATGCAGCCGGGTTTTGTATAACCATGTTGTTATATGCAAACAACCAATTATATAATATAACTGTATTAGGAGCACGTACTAAACAAGAACGTGATGTATTAGTTAAGAAATCACTCAAGGCAATACATCAAGCATAATATATGCATTTTATACACAAAGTATAAATACGTATATTATGCTACACTTCATCAAAGACCTCACAGACAAATTTTTAGAATTCATCAAAGACGATCCTGTCCGCCCCGAGATATCTAAAGATTTTAGAGTTAGTGATGGCAGAATGGTAGCGGCACTTGTAGATGAAGAACAACCTGAAGCAATGGTTTGTGTTAGCTTCCATGACTTTGTACCCCAAAATGTAAATGATTTGAACACAGTACATGCTCTACCTACTACCGCAGTATTCTATACTATTTGGAGTTATAAAGCTGGTAAGGGTCGTGAGTTATTGATTCAAGCTGTCAGAGAGATTCAAAAATCACATCCTAGTGTTACACGTTTTGTAACATTAAGTCCCAAGACAGAAGTTGCAAGACGATTTCATCTAAAGAATGGTGCTATCGTATTCCGTGAAAATATTGACACGGTAAATTACGAATACGAACAACCAGTCGCAACAGAGTCTGACGCTAAATAATGCGTGGACATACAATTCTTTTATAAAAATAATCAGCATAGCTATAAACATGAGTTTATAGTAGCTAAATTTACCAATGCTATAAAACAGGTTATAGAACTGCCTGATACACTGGAAGTATGCCTATATCCATTAGCTGATAATATTTATGGTGGCATAGATAGAATGCACGTTAATAGGATAGGAATAAATTACAATTTAGCCTTTGAGTCTATACCCAAGATCCTCACCCATGAATTGATTCATGTCAGTCAAAAACACTTGGGACATCTTTTAATCAAACCTAATGGTATGTGTTATTGGCATGGTATATTCTACACAAAAAAATCCCCCGAAGAAATGACCCATGAAGAATACCACAATCTTCCATGGGAATTAGATGCCTACCATCGTCAGTCAAAAGTACTACAAGAGGCTTTGGATATCCTTGCACCAGCCACTTGACAAATAATCAGATTGGGTATACAATAGCATCTTAAACATTTGAAAGGGCCAATCATGACTTACGACATTGACAAGTTTGTAAACACTAACAAAGCATTTGTGACTTTTGAGGACCAGTCTGACGAAGATGAATCTCAATCTCAATTTGAGAAACTTGTTAACTTTGATAAAGTTAATACAGAAGCATACCCTGTGCTTGTCTACGAAATGAATACTAAAGCAGTAGCTTGGTATGACATTGAAATGTTCATGGGATTTGCAAAAGTAGACTAAAAGTATTATATACTCAAAACTTGACAATAAATCAAATTGGGTATATAATACATCTATGAACTCAAAAATCAACCGCAAACGTAGAACAGACCGCAATCAAGTCATCTACTACATTCAAGACAATGTAACACTTGAGTACTACATTGGTTTGACTGCTGTTTGTTTCGCAGGTAACGTGCGTAAGACACTTGTGCGCCGTATGCAAAAGCATATGCAACGTGCTATGACTGAGAACAAAAATTGGGGTTTGTCACGTGCCTTGCGTGAACAAGGTGCAGAAAGTTTTGTATTCGGTGTCGTTGAAGTTGTGCGTGGCAAGCGCCCTGCACACGCACGTGAGACAGAATTGATTAACACATTGCAACCAGCATTGAACACATTCGGAGTAAAATAATGACACATTCTTATTCTTGGACACTATTGTATTTGCAACGGCAAGAACGCCGTGCTAAAGTCATCGCCCGTCGCAAGGGCAAATATATCCATACTGTATGGGGTTGGAAATGAACGAACAAATTAGAAAACTTGTTGCGCAGGCTACTACTCGCATTGAGCCAACCGCCGACAGTGGTGAAGGTTGGATCTTTGATAAAGAAAAGTTCGCCGAGTTGATTATCAAAGAATGTGCTAATGCTATTGTCAATGACAGTCGCTTGAGTGATGTTCGCACTGCGAGGAATGGTTGTGTGCGAACAATCAAAGAACATTTCGGAGTTGAAGAATGACCAATGAAATCACAAC